TTATTGATTCAAAAAATCCGCGATCGCCTTTTTTATGATCTGCGCTTGCGGAATGTTTTCGGCTGCACATTTTGCTTTGAACGCCTCCGCGGTCTCTTTTGGCACTCTCACAATAATAGAATCATAGACTTTACTATTATAGCGATTCTTTACCGCCGAGGAGGTTTTTGTTTTTCTCTTCTTTTCTTCCATATTGACGCCCTCTCAAAACATTTCGCTTTTTAAGATATACTCGCGGAGCTCGGTTTCCGTCGCGCAAATATCCTTGTTTACTTGATAATCGACCGTGAGCCCGCCCGAGATAAGGGAAACGCTCCAATAGCTTTTACGTTCGATTATGGTATATTCTTTATCGCCTTTTTTGATTCTCATTTTTTGCCTCCTCATACAAATAATTTTCCGGTTTTGATAGCCTCGCGCATATCGAAGGATCCGCCGATTTTGGCGAACGGCTGTCCGTCCACGAAAAGAGTAAGATTTTCAATATATGCGCGGTCGCTAATGATTCGGCGAACGATTTTTCCGTCTTTGTCTTTGATAAATTGCATTTTGTAGCCCTCTCTTTCGGTTTGGCGCTTGACAAACGCCGTTTTATATGATAAAATAGGACTTACGGGAGGGGCTTTCGCCCCGTCCCCGCCTTGAAAGCTTTACTTGCTTTCGGGTTTTGCCTTGCTCGGTTTCGGCTTTTGCAACGTTATTGTAACCTTAACGCTCTTAACTGTCGGGTTACTCTCAACGGCTTTTGCCAAATCCCGCAAGGCTTTTTCTATGTTTTCCATAGGCTCTACCTCCTTTCTGTATATATTATATCATACTTATTGCAGTATGTCAAGGGGTTTTGCAAAACTTTTTTAGAAAATTTTCGCATTTTTTTGCGGATATGGATTTACAAAAAGGCTTCTTTATGATATAATAAAAGCACCACACAAAAATTTAATATTCTATGCTATTTTGGAGTGTCTATATTTTTTACTCTGTAAAAAAATGTAGGCTCTATTTTCTCATTTCAAAATAGTGTAGAAAATTTTTGTGTGGTAGCAAATCGGAGCTTATATTTTTAGTGTGTGTAGCTCCGGTTGCACACACTTTTTTATTTTCGGAGGAGCCTATGAAAAAATTAAAAGGTTGGCAAATCGCCCTATTGATTATCTTTTATCCCGCCGGGATCGTGTATCTTATTGTTAAGATATGCAACAAAAACAAAGCGAAGCCCGCGCCCGCCGCGATTAGCAAATCCTCTCTTTCGGTTGAGAGCGACTTTTATACAAAGGTCGCCGGCGTAACCTTTGATAATGCCGACGGAACGAGCCGACAAAGCATTATTAAAAAGTGTAGCCCGGGAGAAGATGTTATTTTTAAGCCTATGCCCTCGAAGGAATACCCGGACGCTATCGGCGTTTTTACAACAAAGGGAAAACAGCTCGGATTCTTAAAAGCCGAACTCGCTCACGAAATGAAATACCAATACGGAACTAACCCTATGAGCGCCACAATCTCGGATATTACCGGGGGAGATAACGGAAAGTCTTTCGGCGTAAACTTACATATAGTCATTTACAAGAAATAGAAAAAAGCCGCCCGGCGTTATCGTCGAGCGGCTTTTTGTTATTCAAATATTACTTTTCGTTATTGCCGGGCGCTGTTGCGTCGGCTACGCTTACGAGTTCACCGACGAAAACCTCGGGCTGTTTCAAATAATCGGAGATCCCCGCCTCCTCCGCCCACTTGATTTTAGCGGCGGCGAGTGCGTCCTCGATCATTTGTTTGAGGCGTTCGTATGTAATAAATACCTTGAGGATCGCGGGCAAATAGGAATAGGCTTTTTCTACAACATAGGCGAACTTTACGGAGCCCGTCCCGGAGCCGTAGATTTTCTCCGCCTCGGTAACGAGGGCATAGAGGATCTTTGCTACAATGTCCTTTTTGCCTCTTACGGCGAGGTAAACGAGAACGGCTACAAAGGCGAGAATCACGAGGAGGCTCGCCCAATTACTCATTAAAAATTCTTTCATTTTGAAATCTCCTTTTTTATTCGTTGTGGTGTTTGTGATGTTCTGTGCTGTTGTGGTCGTGCGGGGGCTCGGTCGGCAATTCTAAAATTTTGTGGTATAACTCGGTAGCGACGTCGTTTCCTCCGAGCGCGTGATACGAGCTATATTCTCGTTTGAGGGCTTCTTTTGCATAAATAGGGCAATAGCCCCTCTCGCTGTATTTTTCGTATTGCCGTATGATTTCGGCGCGGAGGAGGGCTTCGAGACCGTCCTCGACGGCTCGATCCCTCTCTTTGCGTCTTTTATTTTTTGATTTTGCGATCGTGAAAAAAGAAGCGAGCCAACCGCAAACGATAGAAACAAGAGGCGTTAAAATCTTCTCAAGCATATTTCTTTTTAACCGCACTCTTTGAAAATTGTAGCGAGCTCGCGTTCCGCGCGGCTCCTCATTTCGAGGAGTTCGTCGTCCGTGGCGGTTGCAATCTTCGATTGTTCGATTTCGATCGCTTGTTTCTGTATGATGTCAGCTTGCAAGCGGGCGATTTCACAAAGACGCTCGATTATTTCCAAGAGAGACAAGTTTACTCCTCCTCGCTCGGTTTTTTCGGGAAAATCACGTTAAACGGGAATCCCTCTTGTTCGGGAAGGTCTCGGAGCTCTTTTCGGTATGTAGCCCACGCACCGAGAAGCACCTTTCCGAGAGCTTCAAAGAATCCGAGCCAAGCCGTGAAAGTCGTTCCTTTCGGAACGTCGAGGTTCATTCTGTCAAAGATCATTCGGCTGTCGCTCTCCTCGAGAAGCTTATTTCGGATTTTGCGGGCAAACTCGGCGGCGCCCTCTTCGTCCTTCTCCTCGCAAGCTTTCTCGTAGCCGCGCTTGAGTGTTTCCATAAGCTCGGCTCTCTGCGAGTTAGCCATAGCCTCGGCTCTCGCGAGGCGCTTATAATCGTCGTTTTTCATTTGTAGCTTTCCTCCATATCTTTATAGAATTTTATCATTTTTCTTTGCTCGTGATAGGTGTCGCCGCGAGCGGCGTTCGCGAGCCACGAAACGAGAGATTCCCGCGCCGTTCCTTGCGCGTAATCTCCGCTCCGCTCTTTTGCGTAAAGCTTTTTGAGCTTTCGGCGCTGTCTCCCTTGCTTTTTCTTGCTCATTTTGCGGAGGATCCGTCCGGAATCCGTTAGAACAAATTTCCATTGAAGCATTTTTACGCCTTGCCGCAAGGGGTAGAGCGAGGTCTTTTTATTGAGTTCTAAACCGATACCCGTTAAAAATTGCTCTATCTCGATTTTACAGCGTTTCAAAAACTCTTTGTCCGGGTGTATGAGTACGAAATCGTCCATATATCGAACGTAGTGCTTTACACGGAGGCGCTCTTTTATATAGTGATCGAGATCGTCGAGAACGGCGAGCGCCACGAGTTGCGATACTTGAGAGCCGAGCCCGATTCCTATTTCTCCGAAGCTATCCACAATTTCGCAAGCGCGGGCGGCGATTTCGCGGTCTTTTACTCGCTTACAAATAGCCGCCTTTGCTACGTCGTGCCGTATGCTCGGGAAATAATGATGTATGTCGCATTTCAGCACCCACCCCTCGGCGCCGTTATGCGTATAGTATCGCCGGAGGTGCGTTGTAATACGGTCGAGGGCGTAATCGACGCCCCTACCACGCAAACAAGCGCAATTATCGGCGATAAAGGATTTTGTTATTTCTTCGTATAACCCGTTATCGCAAAGCGCCCTTTGAAATTGACGATCTTTGATTCGGGTAGCTACGATCTCGCGCTTTTTAGGCTCGTAAATCGTGAAATGTTGGTAACGGTCTATTTTATAGGTTCCGTCTAAAAGGCTTTGACGGAGCCTATATGTATTCTTGAGCGCGTTGCCCTCATAACCTACGGTGCTATCTTTCCACCGTATATTTTTACAGCTCTTTTTCAAGCCTCTATACAGCGCGTCGAATGATATTACTTTCTCGTATGGCATAATTGCCGCGGGTGCATATAAAAGGACTATCTCGAGAGATACCTTTGTCGCCCGCAATATTCCCTCCTTTGGAGATAGGACGGTCGCTCCTTGTGTGAGGTGTTCTGCTTTGGTCTTTCGACTACTTGATACCGACAATTCTCACAATCGGCGGCGGCTCCGTTGGAATTGTTCGCGTTGTTGTTGTTCAACGTCCCGTCGGTGTTCACGTTGCGCTCGTTGTTGGCGTTCGAGGGGTTCGGCGAGCGAAGCCAAACGTTACGCGCGGAACCGAGGAAAAATAGCAACCGCCCTCTATTTTATTTACTTTGGTATTTCTCCCGATCCGATTTTATCCACGCTTTCAATAAATCGTCGGTTTGCAGAATTAAGCCCGTCCAAAAATCGACTTGTCGCCCGTCTATATACCCGGCGTCGTATGCGTCGTCTATCAAATCGAGAAGAGCGTCGAGGTGCGCGTGAGCTTTTGTTTGCTCCATACGGCGGTATCTGTAATCGTCCTCACACGCCACAAAAACGGAGTTAGCGTGTCGAATACAGATACAAGCCTCGCGCACCTCCTCGGCGATCGGTGCGGCGTAAAGCCAACGGGTAGATTTAGGGAAATTCTTTTCCGAGCGAACGAGCCCGAGGGAGTGTTTCTTTAACTCCCGGGCTTTGTTGAGGACTTGCAATTTTCCTTCGCCTCGGTCGCCTTTTCTAACGCTCATAGGTTTTTCCTTTCTCCCGCCTCTACCGAGGCGGATTTTCGATTATGCGATTATACAAGCGGCGGCGGCTCCGTAGGAAAGGTTCGCGTAGTTGCCGCTCAACGTCCCGTCGGTGTACGCGTAGCGCTCGTTGCCGGCGTGCGAGGGGCGCGGCGAGCGAAGCCAAACGTGACGCGCGGAACCGAAAGAATCGAATTTCTTTCGTTCCGCGTCCGTTAAGCCCTCGTAATACTCCAAGAGTTCGCCGTCCTTATATGCCGTACTGTCCCAAGTGCCGTAAATCTCCGGGCGAGACAAGAGGAAAAATTTGTCCTCGAGCTCGTAGGTTTGATTGATAGCGAACTCGGTTCCGTCGAGGCTGTTTACCTCAAAAATAGAGTTGGTTCGGCAAGGAATAACGGCGGGCTGAACTACCGCGAGGAACTCTTCCTCGAGACCGTTCATAAAACCGGCGTATGCCGCGTCCGTTCCGGTGTGCCAAGACGGAGGACGGTCGAAAATCGTTTGAGGCGTCCAAACGGCGCCGAGGGCGGCGTCGGAGTTAAGCCATTGACGGAGGGCACTTTGCGCGTAGTTGTTGGAGCCGTAGCGGATTCGGTGAGAATGGTTCATATTCGGGGTGTTGCCGTCGGCGGTTCCGAGGCTCGTCCCGGAGGCGCCCTCCGTTACGGAAACGCTCTCGATCGCCGCGGTCGCGGTGTTGCTCGCGTAGGTGCTGATCTTTGTCGCGGTGCTCTGTGTATTGTAAGCCCACGGGAACATAATTACGCCTCCCGCCGGGACGGGCTTCGTAAGAGTGAACGAAAGCGTTTTACCGCCTCCGTAGGTAGTGTCGTAGCCCGAGAGGAGCGTAAAGTGATACGTTCCCGCCGGGAGCTCTGTTTCGGCGTAATAAAGCGCCTCTGTCGCGTCGAAAACGAGACCTTTATAAGCGCTCGAGGTGCCGTAAACGTTCTTCATTTCGAGCGTCATTGTGTGCGAGAGCTTCTTATTTGCGGCGGCGTGGTGATTATGCCCTCTCACGACAAAGGTAATTGTACCGCTACCCGCTCTCTCTACGTTGAACTCATAGCCCACCGGGAAGAGCGTCGGCGCGATCCCGAGACGAACGGCGTTTCTCACGTCCTCCCACGTCTTAACCGCGGTCAATGTGTCGATATGTACCGTAGTTTTTACGCCGTGTCTATCCGTTACGGTAATATCCGCTCCGGTCTCGGTCGCCGTTGCGGAAATGTTGACGTTATCCGCCTCGGTCGCCTTTTCGTCGGCGAGGGCGGCTTCTGTGTTTGCGAGCGCCGCGGCGTCGTTTGCGCTCTTTGCGGCGGCGTTGGCGGCGTTCGTTGCCGCCTTTGTGTCGGCGATCTCGTCCTCTGCCTCTCTTACCTTTGCGTCAACGGCGAGAAGCGCTACAACGAGAGAATTATACTCGTTCGAGCTTTCGATGTCGGTAAGAGCGAAGGGAGACGCTTTCAAATAAAAATGCTGTGAAGAGAGGAACTCGCCGGCGGCGCTGTAAAGCCCTACCTCACAAACGAGAATACCCTCGACGGCGAGGGTTTGCTCGGAGAGCGTTACCTCGATATGCCCGGTCTTTGTGTTTACCGAGGCGTCGTTGAGAATCTCGGTCTTGTCCGGCTTTTTGGCGGCAAAAACGACTTTAGCGCCCGCGGGGATCGTGTAGGCGAGCCCGCTATTAAGCGGAGTAATATCGAGGATTCGGGAATCCTTGTCGCCCGCCTTTACAAAGATATACTCGAGAGGAGCTTCTCTTGTAAAATCGAGAGCGAGTGTTTTTACGATCTTGAGAGACATTTATTCGGTTTCCTCCTTTTTCTCGGATTCCGCTCGAGCCGCCTCTTGCGCTCGAGCCGCTTCGAGTTCGGCTTTCGCTCCCTCTCGAATTTGAGAGAGAACGCCCTCGAGGGCGTCTTTCAAAAGGTAACAAGGGATCCCCTTACGGATCGCGCCGTTTACCTCTTGAATGATTCGAGTTTTTGTCTCCTCGATTTCGAGAATAACGGGGCGAGAACTCGGCTCGGGCTGTTTTGTTTTGGTGTTCATAATAAAATCCTCCTTGATTATCCTATTCGTCTTGCGAATACATTTGTTGGTGTAAATTTCATATCTTCGTCAACATAACCGCTCACATATAAGCCGCACAAATCTCCAAAAACGCTATGAAATTTCATCAATAGCATAGTTTGATTTTCCTCGTGAGCACTCCACTCTCCATCAATAGTGATAACGCCGGAACTGTCAATATTTACATACGTAGAATTTGATCCAATCTTTAACGATCCGCCCGTTATTGTTGCGCTTGCTGATGTAATCGTACCCGAGAAAGATCCGCTTGCGGCTGATAACTTACCACTAAAAACCGCTCCGCTCGCGTCGTCCACTCTAAAGCCCGGCAAATTGATATAATAGCTACCGTCGTTATAGTTCGCGTTGATGTAATAACTCGAATTTCCTCCGAAAGTGAGTTTTCCGGTTATTGTCATATTTTCCATTGATCCGCTCGTCGCGGTTATTGCTCCGGAAATTGTAACATTCGAGGCTGAAATTCCGTCCGCGTTTATTTGCGAAGCTGTAAGTTTGCCGGTGATATTCGCGGCTCCGACGCTGATCTCGAGCGCCTCCACATAATCGGCGGTTATTCTGCCGTCGATAATCGAAACGACGCCGGTTCGGTTTTGATACCCGCTATCGTTGGAGAGTTCCGAGACCTTCGT